TAGCAATGTTCTCCACCTTTTTGAGGGGTCGTAACTCATCCTTCAGGAAGTCCATGCAAACAACTGCAGGGCGATCACCTCTGCGACACTGGTCGATCATTTTCTCGACGCGGTCTCTGAGGTACTCACAATGTTCGTTGTTCTCTGGAGTCTGATACTCTCCTTCCTTACCAAAATAAGCTGTCTTACCGGGATATTCCGGTTCCCACAGCTTAAATGGGTAACCAGGAGATGTCTTCCTGTTGATGGGTTTCAGCTTCAAATGAGGGGGGGGAGCCACGGCATCTTCAAAAGTTAGAATGCTTTTGTCATAGCCAGTGGTTTGCTCAAAGAATGGTTTGGTAGCCATCTCAACAATAGCATCAAGATTCTCTATCTCACGAAATTCGGCGGGGGACTGGTACGCCTCCATAGCCCTTGCCATGGGGTATACCGTCTCATCACCGACCTTCTTGGGGTAAAGAATCGCTGGTGCTGTTGGAGAGGGTCCAAAGATCTGCGCATCCTGTATTGGCGACTTCTTTATCTTACTCTTTGTGGCAATGTTGACCGGTTGATCAACAATGCCAATAGGAAGAAAAGAGCCCGCAACAATACCAGCCTGCGCAAGCATCTGTTCCTCATCCTTGGAAAGTACACCAACATCAACCATGTTGTCATACTTCATGCCAAAAACGAAGCTGTCAGTGTACGTGTCAAGGTGGGAGCGAGCTTCATAAATAAGCTCGCGGGAAATGACAGTGGCATAGCCACTCCTGGAGAGGAGGTTTGATTTGCCAGCCACATGGATCCCAATGAGACCTGACCCGCCATAATAACGGGAATCGAAAAGGCTGAGGGGTGCACCACAGTCTCCTGCTGAGGTTGGGGCCGTGTACTTACACAAACCCTGCACCTCACCAAGGTCCTTCACTGGCACACCTGTCGGGACGTACTCACAAACACCACTAACATACGTCGCCCTAGATGTCTTAAGATTCTCATCAATCTTGGCAACATCAAGGCGCACGTCGTTCCTGGTGTTTTTGAACAAACCCTTCAAGCGGTCCTCAGACATGAATCGGTTGGTGATGGTTCTATGGCACTTCAGCATCCTATTGTCAAACTTCATGAAGATAACATCGCTCTCCTTCAAGGGACAAACTTGCATCTTCAAGAAACTCTCAACAGGAACGCTTTGTGTCACAGAATTGTTGTACACGCTAACTAGCGTGACAACGGCCTCCTTACCCTTCTCAGCAGTGATGTCCCTCCAGAAGTGGAAAGGCATCACTGCAAGATTGCCTTCGATGAAAAGCAGTTGACCAAGGACGTTAATTGGCTGATTGGGTGTGCAAAGTAACACTTTGTAGGTGTTATTGTACACCAAATCAACTGTAACGTCCTCAGGTCCGCCACTCTGTGGAACGATGCGGGGCAAAACGATGTCGTTCTTAGTTGTCTTGGCAGTGAGCGGGGTGGTGTTTGACTGAGTCCTTGTGCCGAGAATCTTCTCAAGCACGAACTTGGTCAACTCCACCGCGCCTCTCACAACCAGCACTAAGCCCGTAAAGATCATTGAGACGATGCCCAATGACCTTATACGACGAATCCAAGTGCGGATGGTAGTGACATGTGGGTTATGTTCAATCCAAGGGTCGGCAACGAAAGAAATGAAATCCTTTAAAAAGG